TGCATCGGCGAAGTGAGATTGAGGAACGGAGTGGAGAAAACGGTCGTGAGTTTCAACGCCTGAAAAGGGTCGAGCGCAACCATGAAAAGGGTGCGCAAGGCGGCAGTGAGCCGGCCTCGCCAATCCACTAATTCCGCGCCAGGTTAGGCGGCGCCTTTCCACAGTCCTACGTTGACACCGGCTATACGTAGGGCGTGCAGCAGGGCGCTGAGGGCCCGAACGTCATCCGCCAGTTCTTCAGCCTTGTCCCGCAGAGCTTCGACTTCGGCCTGCGTGTAGCCGCCGCTGAAACTCAGGCCGCCGATCTCGTTGTCGGCGTTGCCCAAAACTACCGCGGCTTGAGCGGCGTCGGCAGGCTGGATCACGGGCGTCACATTCCATAAGCCGAGCTTTTGGCTGGTGGCGGTGCCGAGTTTGGTGCCGGTGACGGTGCCGAGCGCGAGGTTGGCGCCGTCCAGGATCGTCCCCGTGTTGAGGTAGGTGCCGAGTAATACCCAAATTTTTTCGTTCGTGCTGCTGGCGTAATCGTCGGGCCGGATGACGGATGGGGAACTCTCGGCGGTGGTGCCGGATATCAGATCGTAATGGTACAGGACCGCGCCGATCACCACGCTCAATTGCAGGTTGCCGGCCTCGACACTGAGGGTCGGGATGGCGTCGAGGGTCGTGGCGGCGAGGAGCGCGGTGGCCGCTGCGCCACTGCCGCCGCCGCTGGTGAATCCTACCGTGGGCGTGGAGGTGTAGCCCGAGCCGTGATTGGTGATCGTGATGGAGACGACCACGCCATCGAGGAGGGTGGCCGTGGCGGCGGCGCCGCTGCCGCCGCCGCTCGTGAAGCCGACGCTGGGCGCGGAGGTGTAGCCAGTGCCGCCATTCGTGATGACGACGGACTCCACCGCGTTCAGGCCGCCGGTCAGGGCGGCCACCCTTTTGGAGAGCACGGTGCGGTCGTAAATTTCGCGGACGATGGTGGTGAGTTTGCTCATAATAGAATGGGACTGTTGCGCCGCATGGTACGCATGGTTAGGCTTTGTTGTACCAAGTAGCGCCGGTGAGGGTCATGTAGCCGAATATGTCATTCGTGTCTTCGGCCAGGAGGGCTTCGTCGGCGGTGCCGATGCCGAATGTGAGGGCGAACAGGGCGGCATCCAGTTCGGCCACTGCCGCCTGACCGGGATGCACGCCGCCGAAGACGGTGGCGATGCCGGCGTAATCAAACAACTCCGCCAGCGTGGCCACGCGCGCTCCCCAATCGTTGTCATACGTGCCCTCGGGGCACATGGTGGTGTCGTTGCGATCGTAGATCGTGACGCCGGCGTCGGCGACATCCTGGGCCTCCAGCAGATTGTACGTCGGCGCGGCGACGTAACGCTTCAGGTCGGTGTCTTGCGAGGTGGTGGTGAATCCCCAGCGGAAGGCGGGCGCGTTGCCGGCGTTGCGCTCGAATTGCATTTCGCCGCGGATGAAAGTGAAATCCGTCTTCAGTCCGGCGTACACCTGCAGCGTGGGGTAAACGCCGTTGGCCGCGAGGGTTTCCATCGCGGGCGAGACGGAACCGAAGGCCGCGCCGGCGAACTCGATTACCAGTTCGGTGGCGCTGATGGCGGCGAGGTAGCCATCGCCCACGGCGCGCAGCCAGAGCACGTCCACCTGGTGTTGGTTCACCGAACTGCCGACGCTTTTGTAAAGTCGGCGGCCGACGGCGGCGTACACGTCCGCCGATTCTGCCAGGAGCGTGCTGACGCGCTGCGCATCCGCTGCCGTCTGAAATTCAATGCGCAGCAGCCAGCCGGTATTGTTGCGCGCGCGGCACCACCAAGCCACTTCGCCGGCCGCGGGGAAGGCGCTGGCCAGGGCGATCTGGCCGTAGGCTTTTAGCAGCGGGTCCCAAGTGAACCATGTTTGAAAACCTTCGAGCAACGGATGCGGCCGGTGGCAGGCGACGAGGAAGCCATCGGCGGCCCCCTCTTTCAACTCGCTGGTGAGCCAGGAGAGGCGTGGGGTGGTATCGGCCAACTGAAATTCATCGGGCGAAGATCCAAAATCGTCCGCTGGTGGTACGTAGTCATGCGATTCGTCGCGGGTGATTTCTTCCTCGACGGTGAGCTTGACCAGCCGGTTATCGCGGGCGGAGCGGTTGACTTCCAGGATGCGGACCACGCGCTCATCAATGCCGCGCTTGGCGAAGGTGAGTTTGGCGCGATCGCCGGGGCGCAAGGTCCGCAGGGAGGGCAGGGTTTCGAGTTCCCAGGTCATCGCCGGCAGGCCGCCCTTCAAGGCTTTGCGTTTGGCCAATAGTTTGGCGACGGCGCGGCGCGTGATGAAGGGCAGTTTGATTTCCTCGTCGGTGCGTTCGCCGAGCAGCGCGGCGTTGGCGATGTCTTCATACGTCTCGACGGCATCGGCTTCCCATTCGTTTTCGCGATCGGTGAAGATCAGGCGGGTGAAGTTCCAGGTGTTTTTCCAGCCTTCATTGATGGGCCGGGGTTCGTCGGCGAGCAGGCTTTCGTCAATGAGTTGGAGGCCGGCGGTGCTGGCTTTGCGCATGAGGCCGAGGCTGATCTGGCCGTCCGCGAAGCGCAGATAGCCGTCAATGTAGGCGAGCAACTTGCCGATGAATTCGCGCACGTCGGAATTTTCGTCGAGGAAGGGGCTGGCGGCGATGCCTTCGGCGATCAGGATTTCAGCGGCGGCCTCGAAGGCGGTGGTGGCCAGGTCGGCGGTGGGCACGCCCGCGCCGTACAAAGTGGAGCTGAGCAATTCATAGATGACCTCGGGGATCACGGCATCCGATTCGACGGCATGGAAGGTCAGGTCCAACAGGTCCATCTGGCGCTCGAACTCGAATTTGAGTGAGGGCGGGACGGGCTGGCCGCCGAAGGCGATGTCATCCGCGACGTAGTAGATCACGCCGCGCCAGGCGGGGACGTAAATGGATATGGGGCCCGCGCCGAAATCGATCTGCGCGGCCTGCAAGAGGGTGTCGGGATTTTGCGTGTCCGTGCCCCAATAGAATCGGAGCGTGCCGAGCGTGGTGGTCAACAGGGTCAACCCATCGCCATCCGCGCTGCTCGGGTCCAGATCGCCGGTCCAGACTTCGGTTTCGCCGTTCGTGATGCGGGTGAGGCGCGTGGCGGGGCCGAGGCCCAACGCCTGGGCAAAACTGCCGAAGTAGTTGTAGCCGACGGTGGTTTTTTTGCTGCTGCCCATCGCTTAGTCCAAAGTCCAAAGTCCAAAGTTCAAAGTTTTCATTTGCGGATGCGGGTTACAAAGCCGTGCGCCAAATTGAGTTGATGCGCTCTGGGGCTGTGGTAGAGTCTCTTTGTCAACCAAAATGGTTGGCCCGGTTTGAGACCCGGAAACCAAACAAAAAAGGCAACGACTATGACCGTTTACGACCTGATCCAACTCTTGAACACACTGCCACCGCAGACCATTGCCGCAACCGCAAATGAATGTGATGGCTATGATGAAGTTAAAACCGTAGAACTCTGTTATGGTTTGCCGTGCAAAAATCCACACTATTTCGACTCCGTTCCTCCTGGGGATGGAACACAGAAGGTGCCTCTGGCGGTTTTGATGGCTCACGAAGTCAATTGGGCCACGGACAAATTTGATTAGCTCCCTGCCGATGCTGGGGTACTTCCCGCCTGAAGGCGCGTTGCCTCCCCGTCTCAAAGTTGAGGCAGGGAGCTTTGTGTTTTGCTGGCCGATTTTCACTTTCCAATTTTCTGCGTGACGGCGACGGCGCGAAGGCCGAAGACCGGGATGATATAGGTGCCGGCGCGATTCTGGATGCCCCAGACGACGGGCATTGGCTCCGATTGCGTGGCCTGGCTGAACGACTTCCCTTCGATGGGGACTTTCAGGCCGGGACGTTTGACGGCCGGGCCGCCGCGCGGGGTCGCGCCGAGGCGGGCGGAGAGTTCAGGGTTGGCGGGCATGTTCAGCGAACTGTAGTCGTATAATCATCGTTACCCAGCCAAGCCCCACGCCATTTCTTGCGCGCAGTTATTAGCGGCCAGTTCACAGTATTCTTTGGAGATGTCCGCACCCACGGCTCTCCGGTTCAGTTGTTTGCTGCGAGTGCGGTTGTCCCACTTCCCAAGAATGGGTCGCACACGGTTTCACCCGGCGCGGAGTAGAGCTTGAGGACGCGCCTTGCCAGTTCGATTGGGAATTTCGCGGGATGGTCTTTCTGATTCATCTCGCATTGGATCGGCCACACGCCGACGGTGAGTTGCGCCCATTCTTTCCACGTCACGTCAGAGATTGGCCGGGGACTGCCGCCGGGCTTGCGGAAGATCAGCAGCGGCTCGGATGCGTTTCGGATTGATGGACTGGTCGGGTAGTTTCCCCACGCGCTACCGCCAGCGTTCGCACCTTCGAGCGAGCCTTTGACCCACACGATTTCATCGCAGAAGTCCCAGCCCTGACCGCCGACGTGGACGCGCACCAGGTCCGGGACGTATTTCTTTGGGCGGTTGCCCATCCACATCGGCACGTTCCAGATTGCATACGCACCGGGCCGGGCGATTTCGTAGCAGAGTTCCGCCACGTCACTGATGAGCGTCCAGTAGTCATCATCCGTCATGTCGTCATCGTGGTCGGCGTATTCTTTCGCGGCGTTGTAGGGCGGGGACGTGAAGATGCAGTCCACCAGTTTTCCGCGCAGCTTTTCGCGGCAGTCGCCATGATGGATTTCGATGAGAGTGTCTTTGTAATACGGGCTGGGTAACAAGACGCTGCTGAGAACCGCCTTATCGCTGGTGATTTGAGAGTCACCTGCTTCGGCGGTCATCGCTGGCGGTTGTAGAGTTGTTGGCATTTTGACGGCGGCCTCAGAGCTTTTCGTTACCAGTCTATGAGTATCGTGTGCTCTCCAGCCGACAGAAGTCCTTTGGCGTGGAGGTCGTTTGCGACCATTTGCACGTCGGGGTAGAAGTTACGCTTCCACCAGAGTTCGAGGCAGTAGTCCTCCTGTGCTTCCGGGTCGGAGAGTTTTTGCTTCGGGTCACGAGCCAGCCACGATTTGAAGCTCACTCCCATCGCCTCGTTGTTCACTTCTTTCGGCACGGCATCGCGCTCGTAGTCGTCAGCCTGTGCCGGCACGGAGATTTCGAGCGTTCCGCGACTCCGACACCCATCCTGCTGCTGGAGTTTGTAAGTGCGCCCGTATGTCTTCTCGACGAGCGCATCCCATTCCTGCACTTCGATTACTGTTTTCGTTTTCATGGCGCGTACGCGCGGTAAACGGCGAACAGGAATCGCTCGCGCTGATCGGCGACGCTGGCTAACTGGATTTTGCCAGACCAGGAATGCACGAATTGGGTGGCGTTGATCAATAGGCCCAGGTGGTGGAGACGGGTGCCGGTGGTGTACAGGAGCACGTCGCCGGGGAGGAAGGCCAGAGGTCGGAGGTCAGAGGTCAGAGGGCCGTGGGTTGGGCGCGACCAGATGCACATGAGGCGTTCGGTGCCGTCGAGGATTTCCAGGAGTTTTTCCAGCATCGCCGGGCCGCCGCCGCGGCTCACGTAGCGCGACGGCCACGGCACGGCACCGATCGCGCCGCATTGTTGCAGGGGCACGGCAATCCAGCAGCAGTCCGCCGAGACGCCGGGTTTCGCGCGGCCGCCGCAGCTCTCCAGGAAGGGCGTGCCGAGCCAGGGGGGGATGAGGGACTGGAGGCGGGCGACGTGGCCGGGGGCAGAGAAAAATGGTTTTGTTAAACGCCCGCCCTCACCCCGGCCCTCTCCCCCGGGGAGAGGGAGAATCTTCGGCGCGCTGCTGGCGGGCGAGGCGGCGCCCACTTTTTCCCTCCGCTTTGTTTCGGCGTCTCCAACGCCTTGAATTGCGGGTTGCGCGCGGGGATGTAGGGGAAGCCCAGGAAATCGTCCAGCGCGTTGAATTTGTTATCCCAAGTGGCGGCGCGTTTGTCGTCGCCAGCGACGGCGCTGATGGCATCGAGCACGAGCGCGCGGCGGAAGGGATAGTTGAGGTACAACCGCGCGCCGCTCTGGCCGGTGCAAAGGCGCACTTCGCTGCCGGCCGTTACCTTGCCGAGCGCGAACCAATTGGGGTCGCCTTCCAAGCTGGCTTTGTCGCCGAAGGCGGCGGCGTCCACATAGGGTGGGTCCTCGCCCAGTTCGCTGATGGTGCCGGTGGTGGTGAAATCGGCGGGGTCAACGACCTCATACACGCTGCGGTTGGCCAGGCGCTGCAACTGGATTTTCGGAATCCGCATTTCGGCGAAGCGGAAGAGGGAGGAGACTTCCAGCGTGATCCGGTTTTGATCGAAGCTGATTTTTTCGAGCCGGCCAATGTGCTCGGGCGCGTCCAGATCGAGCGCGCCGAGATCGTCCAGGTCGGCGAGGAACAATTCCAGCGTGTAGTTGCGCGCCTGCAAACGGTCCAGGTAATCGAGCAGTGGATGCGCGGGGTCATCGGTCTTGAGGACGACGGTGAGCGTATCGCCGAGCATGTCGAGGGTGCTGGTGAGGTCTTCGCCGGAGATGTCGGCGGCCTGCCAGGTCAGGGCCGCGGCCGCGAGGTCCACACCGTAATCCGCGAGGGTGAGGACATTCTCTCCGCCAGTAAGGCGGTAAAGAAATACGGGGCGCGTACCAAGGTGCGCGCTGTCCGCCGCGGAGGAACTTTCCGCCGGGCCGGGATATTCGCGGGGACATTCGACGAAGGACATTTCCCCGCGCACGACGTTGCCGGAGAGGTAATCATATTCCAGGGCGTCCACGGTGGGCCGGGCCAGGAGCAACGGGCAACACAGCGTGTCCGTGGCGACCAGCGCGGTGTCGAGGCCGCGGGAGAGCGTGAGCACGTCGTTGTCGCCGTCTTCCACGACCGCGAGGACGCCGTAACATTCGAGCTTTCCGGCGCGAGTGAGCAGGGCGATGAATTTGAACTGAGCGCCGAGGGCGTACTTGTGCTCGAAGCCGTGGCCGGCCACCGTGATTTCCGTAGCGCTGGCGGCGGCATCTTCGACCAGCTCCAAATCGTTGACCCACGCGGGTACCCAAAAGGGAATCTGCCGGGCGCGGTGGCGGTCCCAGAAGCGGCGCAGTTCGCCGACGGCTTCCAGGCCGTGCAGCAGCAGCGGGAGCTTGAGCATCCGGCGGATGGCGCTGCTGGGCCGCCACGGCGTGTGCAGGCCGTAGCCGCCGGCTTCGATCGCCAGCTCATCCATCTGCCCGGCGGCGACGCCGGCGTAGTGCGGGCGTACGTCGAAAACTTCCAGCTCGCGGAATGAGACGGAGGGGACGAAGGGGACGGATGCCTCCGCGACGCTTTGATCGTGGAGCCGATGGAAGGTTTCCGAGAAGTCACAGCGCCATTGGCCGTGGAGATCGGTCAGTTGATCTATGTTGCCGCGCGGGGCGTGGCCATAGGCGAGGGGGATGAGGAGCGCATTCGCGGGGTAGGCGCTGAAGGTGCCGGCAATGAGGGTGGCGCCGTTGGCGGTTACGGTGGCGAGTTCGACGACTTGCCAGTGGTCGAAGTCTTCCCAGAGGAGGGCGAATTGTTGGAAGACTTCAAAGAGGCAATCGGCGGTGTCATCGAGGGCGAGGGTGGTGGCGAGGATGCCGGCGGCGGCGGTGAGTTTGCAGGCCAGCGGCCAGAGGGGGCAGGCGACGGGGGCGGCATCGGAGTCTTCGAGGATGGCGCGGAGGTAGGCGGTCTCGGCGGCGTTGATGCAGGTGACCTGGAAGCTGAGCGCGTACAGCGCGCGGGGAAACCGGGCCTGGCGTTCTTCGGTGCCGTTGAGGCTCTCGGTGATCGTGGTGGAATAACGATTCGACCAGCGCGGCGGCGTGGCGGCATCCGGGCGCAGCGAGAGGACGCGATAGGCGCTGGTGGGGCCTTCCGGCACGCCGGACTGGCGGAAGCCGATGACGGGGGTGCCTCCGAGCCAGTGGTTGAAGAGGTTGCCGCGATCCCAGCGCATGACGGGGGCGTTGCCGAGGAAATGGTTGAGGTCATCTTGCATGGGACTTATGGGACCTAGGCGACGAATGGGGTCAGGCGGCTGCCAGCGAATCGAAGTAACAGGGGGTGGCGAAGACTTGCGTGTCCAAATTATTCCACAGTTCCACCAGCAGCGCGCCGTCGGCGTTGGGGGAGACGGCGAGGGGGCCGATGAAAACCCAGTCGGCGCCGGCCGGGGCGACGCCGGAAACGTCGGCGAGGATGCCGAGCTCGGCGTTGGCGCGGATGCGCATACTGGGGCGGGGCTCGAGGTTGGCGGCTTGTTTGACTTTGATGAGGATCGCGCGATCGCCGGCGGCGACGGGCCAGCGAAAGGTCCAGAAGCCGCGGGCATCGAGGCGGAGGGAGGGTGGCAGTTCGGTGCCTTCGGTGAGTTCTTTGCCGCCGAACACGCAATAACGTTCACCGGCTTGGAGGCAGCGGAAGCCCAGTGGGTCAGCTTGATTCGGAGCCCGAAGCGCAATTGCGCATTCGCTGACCGTCCCTGAAGTCCCCAAGGGCGCAGCGATTATCAATCTTTGGGCAATGGCACACTCCCGGCCAATGGTACCCAGGTCTGACATTAGTTGGTCTCCAGGGTGTTGCTGGTTTCGATCATCGCGACTCCGTCAGTACCAGCAGCGAAGACGGTTTTGACGGCTTCAAAGGTGTAGCCGGCGAGTTCGCCGGTGCCCTGAAATATATCGCCATCCGCAAATGAACTGGGGATGTGAAGCGGGGTCCAAAGGCCCCGTACCCGACCGCGGAGGGTGACCGGTGTGATGGTCACAGGGTCATGCAGCCAGATGCGGCTGAGGTATAGTCCTCCATCGGTTGAGTTCGGATAGATAATGACGCCGCGGAAGGCAGTGCTGGCCATTTTTATTGGCTCGGCGTGGCGGCCCATTGCGACGGAACCACCTAACCCAAGATAACCGCGCGCGACAAAATAATCCCCGGCGGCGAGGTTCGCTTGCACCATGCACAGCCGCTCATCGGTGGTATTGGGACTGTTAACCGCCATCCTACCGCAGATTGCCGATCCATAGGAATCGCCCAAGCCAAAGCTTTTAAATTCACCAAAGGAAAAAGCGAACCAATTACCATCCGAGGCTATCTGGGAAAAGAACAACAAACTCCTCGCGTCGGCCCAGGCACGATAGGACCGCGCGGTGCCATCGGCCGTGAAACTTTTCGAGGCGATGACCTGGGCGACGCCGCCGGCGCCTTGCGCGGCGGTGGGGAAGGGGCCGGTGCCGGTGTCCACGTCGCTCATGTTTATGTAGCCAGTGATCTGCGCTTCTTTGGCGCCGCCCGCTGCGCCGGCGTCGTCGGCGACGCGGAGGTAAAGGCGGTTGCCGCTCGGGGCGCGGTACACGGCTTTGTTGGTGCCGGTAAAAACTTTGGTCCAGCCTTCGCCGGTGACGAGGATGGCATCGAGGGCGGTGATCAGGCTGCCGACCTGGCCGGTTAAAGTGCCGGTGTATTTGGTGAATTGCATACGATGGATTGTTGAAGCCGAAACTCAAAAACTCAGAAACGGAGTTGCGGCGAGAGTTGTGTTTTCTTTTTTGAGTTTATGAGTTTTGGCTATCAGGTGGAGATGCGGTTGCCGCGGCGGGCGAGTTCGCCGAGCAAAACTTTCATGCCTTTGCGGGACTCCCAGTCGCGGCGGTCCTGGCGGTTGTCAATGAGGGCGAAGTTAAAGTTCTGCGCGGCGGTGGAAGCGCCGGTGACGAGGCCGCCCTCGGCATAGCTGGGCAGGAGTTGCGGCCGGGCGATTTCGGAAGGGGTGCCGTGCTTGAAGGCTAAATTATACAACGATGAAAGACCGATCTCGCGCACGCGCTCGGCCGGAAATACGAATTCCCCGCGATGAACTTTGCCGGCAACTTCGTACTTGCCGCCAGCGCCGGTATAGCCGCCGCGGGCGAAGCCGCCGCCGGCGATGGATTCCGCCAGCGTGATGCCTTCGGCCAGCGCGATCAGGCCGGGGGCGGCGGCGGCAGCGCCGCCGTAACTGGCGATGGTCGCCAATGTGGCGGGCGTAGCCCAGATGGCGCTTTGCGCGACGGCAATCGCGGCGTTGGCGGCGAGTCCGGCGGCCATGATCGCCTTGCCGGAGATGGCGGTGAGAATTTGCGTGGCCACCCAGCGCACGCCCATCTGCACGATCGCGTCGATGATGGTCGTGAGAATCGTGGTGCCGATTTGCCTGAGGGCCTGGCCCCAGGTCTTCGTGTGCAGGATCAAGCCGGTGATGCCGTCGCTGATGGAATTGACGGCGCCGCCGATGATGGCGGTAAAGCCCTTGGCGATGTTTTGGGCGACCGTGCCGAAATCATTTTGCAGAGTGACGAAGGCGGCCTGCATGGTTTGCACCAAGCTCTCGGGATCGGGTCCCTTTTGTTCGCCGCCGAGCGCCTTGATCTGGGAGAACTTTTGCGCATCGGTCAGGCGGAAGTCATCTTCGATGGCCGTGCGTTTCTCGTCGCGCACCCGCCGCTTGACCTGCGCGGACTTGACCATCGCATCTTGTCGCCGCTGCTCCAGGGCGATCCATTTTTCATCGCTCAGGGCCGCCTCATCGGTCAACCCCATCTCTTGTTTCAGCGCCGCTTGAGCGGCCTGGATCGCGGTCGCGAGGTCCTCGTATTGTCGCGACAAGGCCATTGCGCGCGCGCGGCCGGCCTCCAGTTCGCTGACCTGCACCGACATGCCGGCTTTCGGACGGAGATCGGAAGTGGCCGCCGCTAAATCGGCCCGGCTTTGGCTTCGGCCGATCCCGCCTTCGATCTCAGCAATCGCGGCGAGGGGCTTGGCATGGGCGATGGCCTGGATTTGCTCGCGGATGGATTTGAGTTTGGCCTCGGCATTATCCGCAACGGCTTTTTCTTTGCCAAAAAATAAATCCGTCCAGAAGCCGATGACGCCGGGACGCTCCTTTTCCATCACGCCCGCGGCCAGGGCGACCTGGGCGGAGAACACTTTTACCTGAGCGGCCGTCAGTTCGCCGCGCTCGCCCAGTTCCTGGATCGCGGATGCGAGTTGGCGAGATTGAAGCGCGGCTCCGCTGTTGCGCGCCAGCCGGTTCTGGGCTTCATAAAGGCTGTTGAGGCCCTTATAGGCGACCAGCGCGGCCCCCGCCACGAGGAGGACCGGAGCAGCAATCCGCGCCAACGTCGCCACGCTTACGGCCGCTTGGGTGTGCAAGGCTTTGAGCGCTGCGGCGGCGGTGTGAATGGCGATGGTGAGCTGGGGGAAGGTTTGCAGGCCGATGAGTTCGGCGGTGCCTTTCAGGACCTTGATGCCGGCCGCCGCGCGATGGACGCCGGAGGTCAGGGTCGTGGTGCTGGCCGTGGTCTTGCCCAGCGTGGTGTTGAGCGGCAGCGTGGCCGCGTTGGCGGCGGCGGCGGTCTGGCCGAGGGCGGCGACCGAGGCGTTCACGCCTTTGACCGAGGCGCTGGCCTGGTCAATGGCTTGGATCAGGATTTCGACTTTGGCTTGGCCCATTTTAGTCTGGCGTCTGGAGTCTGGAGTCTAAAGTTTGCCCCTCACCCTGCCCTCTCCCCATCCGCTGGGGCGAGGGTGGAACGGCGGCGGCGGCCACGCGCGGGCGGAGGGGGGGAGTCCGACTCCTCACGTCGTCGCCTACCATCCATTTTTTCGAGCAATTCATTTTGCAGCGTTTCAAAGTTTCTCCGGCCGGGTTCGCGGCCATGCACCAAACCCATCACGGCCGCCAGGTTGCGGAGCGACCGCAGGTCCGCGGCGGCTTGCTCGCGAGCGACGCGCTCGCCGGCCAGGCGCGCCAGCAACGCTAACTTGTCGGACGAGTAGCGCCAGAGGTCCGCGTCGCGGTGGCCTTGGGTGAGCAGCCATTCGTATTGTTGCGCTGCTCCATACGCTCGATCATTTGCGTCGCCGTCGCCAGAAGTTGGGTCTGGTTCTCCATCAGGCCCAAGAGGCGCGCGCGGCGCTTGAACCAGCGCGCGTAGCTGGAAAAATTTAGCCGCTGGCCCTCCGCCAGCACGCGATCCAATGACGCTTCCTCCAGGGTGGCCGCCCATTCCTCGGGACGGCCGCAGTAGAGGGCGGCTTCGCGAAGTTCGGCGCTCTCGCTCTCATCGCCGATGATCAGGGCGAGGGCGCTGAATTCTTCGCGGGGGAGTTTGCGGACTTTGACCAGCTCAGTCCGGGTCTCGCCGGAGGGGACGGAGGCGACGTAGGTGACGGATGTGTCCGCGCCGTCGTACAGGGTTTCGTGAATCTCCGCGGCGGAGAGTTCCGGGTTGGATGCGTCTTGCATCATAATTTTTAGCCGGAACTCAAAAACTCAAAAAGGGGTTTCTGAGTTTCTGAGTTTTGGCTTGGTTGCTCAATCGTTGATGGCGCGTTTGGCGGTGAACAGGGCGCCGCGCACGTCGGTCACGCGCACGATGAAATCAAAGGTGGTCACGGCTTTGCCGGTGCTCTCGCCGAAATTGGTGCCGGTGATCGTGCAACTGAAATTGCGATGATCCCACGCGAGCGCGTTGTCGGCGGCGTGGAACATGAGGAAGCGGCCCATGCCCTCGAAGCTCGCCTCTTCGAGCGGCGTGATGGATTTCATATAGCTGGCATCCGCGCTGGTGATGGCGGCGGCGGTGAGGAACGCATAGAGGTTCGTCTCGACGGCGCTGAGGGTGCGGACGCGGCCGATCTCGGTATCGAGTTCGTAATCGGTATCTTCAACCAGCGCGGCGAGATAGGTGAACGTACCGTTCGTGGTCAACGCGAGGGCGCTGCCGCCGGCAGTGGCGGAGAGTTGAAAGGTGTTCGTGGTGCTGCCGACCACAAAATAGGGCGTGAGGAGTGAAGCGCCGGTGGTGGTGGTGAGGGAGATCAGGATCACGCGATCGCCGTTGGCCAGGCCGTGGGCGTTTTTGGTGAACGTGTCGCCCGTGTCCTGCGTGGTGCCGGAGACCGGTGTGCCGGCGAAGAGGATGGCGCTGGTGAGGTGCGTGGTTTCCACGTCGCTCACCGTCAGATCATACCAGTAGCGGGTGTCGCTCGGGGCGAGGGCGGTGAAGGCCATCACGTCGGCGGCGGTATCGGCGTAGGCGCCGCGCGCGTTGTTGCCGAGGTCCGTGCCCATCGCGAGCACGAGCAGGTTGTCCTTGGTCAGTTCATCGCAGCGGAACAAATACTCCAGGCCCTGCTTGATGGAGAACTGGGCGTCCACGGATTTTTTGCCGCGGTAGGCGCCTTCGCGCTGGACGGTTTCGTTTTCAACTTTGAGTTGATAGACATCAACGTTGCCGATGTCGCGGAAACCGTTGGGCGGGCGCGTGTCGGCAATGGTGCGGGCACCGAGGCAGAAGGCGAATTCGCCGGTGCCGATGTGGATGGCGTCAGTGAAGCGTTTGGGAGTCATAGGGTATTGGGGATTTACGATTTATGATTTACGATTTTGGGAATCAGGTGGCGGCGGCGGCGGCGCGGCCTTGCCGAATTTCAGCAGGATCGCATCGATCGCGGCTTTGTCCGCGGCGTCCAGTTGGGCCTGGACCGCTTTTAGTTTTTCCAGGCGCGCGGCGTTTTCCGGCGCGGCATTGTCCGCGGTGATTTTCTCGGCGGCGTGGGGCGGGAGCAGGCGGTCGCGGATCTCCACGATCAGCCAGCCTTCCAGGGTTTCATTGGTGCCGACGCCGCGGTTAGTGGAGGCGTATTGATCGAAGTACCAGATCAGGCCGTCGGCCAGGCTGGGGTCGCGGGCGTCTTGCCGGAGTTCGAGGGTCTCGACCTTTCCAAGTTTGCCATCCACTTCGACTTGGGCGGTGTAGGTGATATTGGTGAGGCTGGCGTACGCTGATGCGGCGAATAGGACGCAGGCGACGAATGGAGCGATGAGTTTTTTCATGTTTGTTTTGCTTAGTTGCCGGTCGGGAACCATTTCAGGGTCATCCCATTTTGAACTATGTCGTTGTCGTTGGGGGAAATTGCGCTGGCGCCGGTGCATTTGAATACCACCGTGCCCGAAAGCGTTTCTGCCGGGGCGGTGGTCAAGGTAATCGTCCCGTTCACGGCGCTGAGCAGGGTGCCGCCAACGGTGAACTCACACGTCGCAGTTTGCGTCGCCGCTCCAGTGCGGACGATTCTGCCGTGAGCGCGCCAACTGACTCCGTTCAACACGAGCGCCGTGGTGTCAATCAAAGCGGTGCCGCCATAGTTCACGGTGATATCCTTGGTGTTCGCGTTGTTGGTGCAGTAGCCCCAGCAATCGAACTCCAAAGCTTCTCCGTTCGCTCCGAGCGTGCTGGCTGGAATGGTGTAGGTGATGAGCGTGTCCGTGCCGGCGCCGATGTTTCCGACGGCGGTGGTGTCGGTTTTCAAAACGCCACCGACTTTGATCGGGGTGGTGGAGACGTTGTTCAGCACTCGCAGTCCGTTTGTCCAAAAGCTTTGGCCCGGCCATGTGAGAGCGGTGAGACTATTGACGGCCCGCAAAGTTGCAATGGTCGCGTTCCCTGAATTTAGGAATCCCACGCCTGGCGTGTCCGTAGAGTTGCCGATCGCCACAATGTCGCTGGCGCCAGATCTCAGTTGCACCCCGTTAGCCGAGCTCAAATAAATCGCGAAAGTTTGACTAAACGTGTATTGGCCGTTTGCAGGGTTTATTGTCAAGCCGCCCAGCGTCATGGTGCCGCTGACCGTCGGATTATTCAGGTTTGGCGCGTTGGAAAATACGGTGCCCCCAGTGCCGGTTTCATCGGTCAGGGCGGCGGCCAGATTCGCGCTGCCATCACTCAGGCCGTAACCGCTAAACGTTGTCGGGTTACTCCCCGCAGTGACATGTCCGTCGCTGCTGATCGTGACACTGCGGTAGGTTCCTCCAGCAACCGCATTGGTATGTAGTAGCACAACGCCGCCGCTCGCGCCGGTAATGCTGCCGCCGGTGAATGCGGGCAGCCGCGCGGTGGGAATGGTGCCGCTGCCGAACAAGATGCTCGCGTTGGCGTTGGTCCCATTGCTGAAGTCCGAAGTCCACGTCGCAGCGCCATTCAGAAAGGTGGATGAGCTGGCGCTGCCGATCCCGAGCCGGGCGGTCGGCACGAGTCCCGCCTCCAACTTGGTCGCGTTCAGGTTCGTCAGGAGGTTGCCGTTGTAGCTCCAGGAATTGGCCCCGCCGTTGGAGGTCAGCAGCGGGCCGGCCACGGCGGAAACGCCGGTGGCGGAGAGCAGGAACGCGCCCGCATTCGAGTAGGCCGCGCCGCCCAGCGAGGCGGCTAAAACGAGCGTGCTGAGGTTCGAGCCGAGCGAACGCCCGCCGTCCGCCAGCACGCCGACGAGCGCCGTGGTGTTGGTCGGCGTGACGCTGGTGCTGGATAGGGTGAAGGTGCGCGGCGAGTTGGTGACGATCGTAATGTTGCTCCCCGCGATGAGGTCCACCGCGTTGCTGCTGCCGCTCGCGTCGCCGGTGAAGGTGCCGAAGATCGGATTGAGAAACGTCCAGTGGCCGCCGGCGCTGGCGTTGTCTTCATCGAATGAAAGGAATGGCTCAGTGATGAATTCCGAGTCGCCCCAAATTGTGACGTTGGTGAGGTTCTCGGGAATGGCGAGGGGGGCGAGCAAAGCGTCCACTTGCGCCTGGGTATAGTAATTCGTGCTCGGGTTGGGTGGCGGAACTTCCGGGTTGCTGATGAGCGCGGCGGCGCTGACCAGGCCGCTATGGTTCGTGCCCAGATTCATCGTGTAAGTCACGTTGGGCTGGTTCAGCGCCGGGTTGCCGACGATTTGCAACTGGTAATACGCCGCCAGCGTGTTGGAAAAAACGCAGACGCCGGCGGTATCGTTGGTGAGGCGGCGCGGGTCGCGGCTGAAGATGTTCGTGCCCAGGCTGGTGCGATAGGGCGGGACCGGGAGCAGCATCACCACGCGGCGGGAGAGGACGCCGAGGCCGAGGTCGCGCGTGGAGACGACGACGTGCGCGGAGTCGTCGGCGGAGGCGACGAATGTGACCCAGGCGACCCAGGCCCCCAGGGCCAGGATGATGCGAGACTTTAGACGCGAGACTTTAGACGCGAGACTTTTCATGTGAGGGCGAGGACGAGGGGAACATAGAAGTCGCTGAAGTAGCTGAGCTGGCCGTCGGGAGTTTCGCGGCTGTCCCAACCGTCGAGCGTGATGAATTCCTGGCCGCGGCCACGCGGCCAGGAAAGCAACTGCTGCTGCACGGACCAGTGGACTTCGAGCGGGTGTTTTTGAGTTCCGTTCGGGCCGTCGTTGATGACGGGCCGCGCGAAGACGGCGACGCGCACGGTGATGAGTTGCGCGGCGCCGCGCGAGGGTTCGACGCCGCGGCCTTTGGGCGTGATGATGAGCAGCGCGAGGCCGGCTTTGTTGTAGTCGTTCTGCGCGACGCCGCCCTTGACGAGCGCGACGTTCACGCGGTTGGTCACGTCGCCGAGGGTTTCGGTGACGATGGCGAGGCCGTTCAGAAAATCATGCGCGCGCAGCCGGGCGGCGGTGGCTTCCTGTAAATCGAGAAAGGGGTTGCTCATGGGACCTCGGGGGCGGAGGCGACCGATGCGGCCGCGCCTTTCGCGCGGGCGATGAGGTTGCGGGCGTAACCGCCGACGGCTTTTTCCACCGCGCCGACCAAACGCTCCTCCGGCGGCAACACGCTCGGATCGGCAGGCTGATAGACTTGCCGGACCAGCCAGAAGAAAACTTCGCCGCCGCGCTCGCGTCCGGGCTTCACGGTGCGGGTGCCGTCTTTCTTTTTGCGGCCGACGGTGAACTCCTGCGACGTGTTTTCAATCAGCGCCGGGGATAGGCCGCCGTAACGATTCTCCGCGAAGCCGAAATGGAGGTTGTGGAACTCGCGCGCCAGATGGCTGTACGCCTGGGCGTTGGCGGGGATCGTAAGGTATTCGCCTTTGAGCGGGACAATTTTCCCGCCTTCGAGCCGCTGGCGGATGCCGACGTGCGTGATGGCCACCGTCGCGGCCTGGTCGCCGCTGAGCTGCGGATTTTGGACCGAGCCGCGCACGTCGCTCCAGAAATGCGAGCGGGGAAAACCCATTTTGTTCGGGCGCGTCTGCTCCAGCCCGGCGAACCAGTCGCGCGTTTCATTGGCCACGCCGACGGCGGCGGCCGTCACCGTGCCGGGGCCGCGCAACTCCGCGATCAGCGCCGCCGTGGTGGCGGTGAGGTTCTCGCGGACTTTGAGGGTAAGCCTCATTTCAGTTCATTCCAAACAGGCTGGCCAGGTCGGCGGGCAGTTGCGGGCGGACGGCTTCGCCGGCTTGGATCAGGTTCAGCGCGAGGGCTTCATCGTAGCCGATGTCGCGCACGCCCATGCCGCTCTGGAAGGCGAAGGGTGGAAAGGGATTGCCGAGCGAATCGTCATAGCCGCCCGCGCCATCGCCCAGGGCCTGCCACACGCCGGAGTCTTTGCGCGCGATCATGCGGCCCGACGCCTGAAACGCGGCGATGCCCGGCGCGTCGCCGGCCGCGGCCAGGGCCTGCTCCCAACGCAGCCGCCAGTCGCGCGGTTCTTTGCGTCCTTCGATGCGCACGAGTTCCTGCGCGGGGAAGGCATCCAGCGCGGCGGGGTCCTGCGATTGAATGAACCAGCCCGCGCCTTGGGAAATATCCTTGTTCGTCTGGATGACGAGGTTGATGCGCGCATTCGAGGAAAGGTCTTTGATGGTGCCCTGCTCACCCGGTGCAGCGGTGTAGCCGAGGTCCTGCAATAGCTGTTTGGCGGCCAGGCGGACTTGCGCGGCGTTGCGGCCGACGGTGACGAAGCCCTCGGGATTCTGCGCGGTCTCGCGATCTTTGGAAACGCCGGTGGTGGGATTCAGGATCGCTTCGATGCCGCTTTTATATTCGTCGAGCAGATCGGTGAGCAGCGTTTGGGAGCTGGTGAAGTTCTGGCGATGAAAGCCCGCGCCCAATTGGCGGAGGCCCTGCGAGTCCAGGGCGGTGGGCAGCACGTCGCGCGCGGCCAGCGCTTTGAGCGCTTCCTCGAAGGGGGCGATGAGGGACAAGTCCATAGTCTCGGGTCTAAAGTCTAAAGTCTTGAGTCAGGTAATCCCGAGGCCGCTCAGCGGGTTGTCGCCGGGTTGGCGGATCAGTTCGACCCCGAGGTTGGTCTCGACTTCCGGTTCAACCGGATCATCCGGCTGGTCCACCACCAAATCACATGCGGCGATGTCGCGGAGTTGGCGGCGGCGCTCGGCCACGTCGGTGCGCTCGTCATCGGTGAGCGGTTGCTCGATCGCTTTCTTGAGGCGAGCGGTGATGAGGTCCACCGCGAGGTCGCGCAATCCTTTGGGGATTTTCGTGAGGTCGCTGTCCACGCGGTTGGTTTTGCAACTGGCGACGGCGTTGCGGATTTCATCCACGACGCCCTGGATGACGCCGGCGCTGCGGTTCGCCTGGCCCTCGCCCAACGCCGCGGAATCGCAGGCGTCAATGAGCGCGGCGACTTTCGCTTCTTTCAGCGTGGCGAGCGTGATGGGGATCCAATTGGCCATTGCAGATTGCGGATTGCGGATTGCGGATTATTAAAAGGCCGGCGGCGCGCGACGCGACCTCACGCACCGACGGCGGCGCGGTGCCTCAAGGTTGCTGCTGGGCGAACAGTTTGATGCCCGTGATCGAGTTGGTGCCGGTGTCCAACACGCTATGGAGGAACACGCCGTCGGCGTTGCCGACGATGCTGTTGGGGATGTTCGTCCAATTGCGGACGGCCGTGGTGCCGTTGACGTTCACCGTCCAGGTGAAGTTGGTGATCGTGCAGGTGTTGGTGCGGTTATAGACCAGGCCGAAGTTGAACAGCAGGCCGCCGACGGTGTTCGAGCCGCCGGTGAGTTGCGCGGCCAGGCCCAGATCGCGGCCGGGCCGCAGACGCACGGCGTTCGTGTAGCTGGCGGTGAGGTTGGTCTGGCTGGCCCCGGCCGCGATGCCGATCATCACGGTGGGACAATTGCTGAAGCCGGTGCTGACCGGCGCATAGATGTTGACCTGGTTGCCGCCGAGCAGTTGCGCCGATGCGGGGAGCGCGGCCAGGCAGCTGGCGGAGGCCAGAAGGCAGAGGGCGGATTTGAGTTTCGGGAATTTCATTTTGGATTTTTGGATGGGTGGATTTTTGATTGAGTGAGCGGGAAGCGCCGGCAGGGATGCCGGCGCTCCCAGGCGATCAGTTGATGGTGATGAGGGCGACGCCGCTGGTGTGTTGGGTGGCGAACAGTTCGTAGTTTTCCACGGTGATCAGCGTCTTTTTCAAACGCTCCTCGACGTACACCGCATAGGCCCCGCCCGCGCCGGTGTTGGCGGTGTGGCGGACGATGTTGCTGGCGTCTTCCGGCGACTCCTGATCCTGCGAGGTGAAGAGCAGGACTTTCGAGCCGAGGAAGGTGTTCTTCACGCCGGCCGTGTTGTAGCGCTCGACGTTCGTGCGCACGCGGTCCACGCCGATGCGCGCGGCGATGCCTTCATCGGTCATGATCGGCGCGGCGGCATAAGCACCGGCGTTGTTCTGCGGCTCGTAAGCGATCTGGCGCTTGAGGGTGGCCTCTTCGCCGAAGACCGCGCGGTTGGCCTTGAAGCCGGTGGCCGGCGCGAGCACGGAGACGTTGAGGTTCTTCAGGTCCAGGTCCGGGTTCGCGTTCGCGTTCCAGGTGTAGGTGTCCGTCGCGGCGATCGCGGCGTAGAGGGCGAGGACTTCCAGGATCGAAGCGCGCGAGAGGAGGTCAATGAGCCATTCGGTGTGCATCTGGCGCCAGTTGGGTTTGTCAATGAGTTGGTCGGTATCGAGCACGCAGGTGAGGCCGCGATTGAGGACGGCGCGCGTAACGCGGGTGGACGTGCGCTGTTTGACTTCTCGGAAGTCGCCGAGTTCGGCGCGTTTGACCGTCTTGTAATCCACGGTCTCGAACGGTTCCGTTTCGTCATAGACGGTGATGCGGGCGTTGCGCGGCCCCGAGCGCGTGGGCGCGAGCGAATTGAGCAGGTCCACGAGCTTGTTGCGGTTGGGATCCGCATAGCCGATGCCGTAGGTGGTTTGTTCGACTTGCAGCGTGGCCTGCGAAAACAAGCTGTCGTTGGCGAGGCAGACGGAGCCGTGGGGAAGCGAGCCGTAATTGTCATGCGGCTGGATGTGCAGCCGGGCGCAAATGGAATTCGCGAGGGCCACGGTGGCGAGGGAGGCAAGGTTTTTCATTTGGATTGATGGAGTAATGGATTGATGGATGGTTGGCCGGCTATGCGATGATCAACTTGACCGGGGGATAGGGGATGAACACGACTTGCTCGGTCGTGGCCGCGGTGGTCAGGAGTTTACCGCAGACGTAAACCGTCTCGCTGGAGACGGCGGTGATGTCGCGGATGGTGCCGTTGTCGCCGGGGCAGCAGAGGTTGCCGGCGGTGCAGGTCCCGCTGGCGGTGCCTTCCGTGCCCTTGCGCGCCAGCCCGAGGTAATCGAACGCGAAGCGGTCTTCGGCGGCGGCGGCGGACGCATCGCGCGTGAAGCCTTCCGGGATGTCGTTCTTGTCGCACAGCGCTTTGTGATAAATGTCCGTGCCGGCCTTAAGGAGTTTGAAGCGGCCGATGGCTTCATCCGCGAGGGCGGTATCGCCGCATTGCGGATGCGTGAGGATGGCGTTGGCGAGGGCCACGCCGTTTTGTTTGACGCGGTGCAGCAGGGCGGCCGCGGCGGCGCAGAGGAGCGCGAGCGTGAGTTTGAAACGGTTCATATTTTTGGATCGTTGGATTTTTGGATGAATGGATTTTTGGATTCGCCGGTTATTTCTTCGCGGCTTTGACCGTGGCGGCGCGGGCGCGGAAGTCCGCCTTGTGTTTCAGGTTGGCGACGGCCTGGGGATGGGTGAGGCCAAGGTTGACGAGTTCGGCGATCTGTTGGGCTTCGCCATCGCGCGCGGCGAGTTGCTTGCGGAGGGCAGCGTTCTCCGCCGCGAGATCAACGGGCGGCTCGGCCGGGTCGGTTTTGGTGTTGCCCAGGGCGAGCGCGCCGGGCGTAGCGCGATGGAACGCGGCGCACAGCGTGGCCGCGAAGATCGCGAGGTGGAGTCGGAGTTTGTTTTTCATCATGGGATTTTGGTTTGAGTTGAGCGTCGGTTTTTGGGGAGTTGGTTTACTTCGCGGTCGTGGCGGGTTGGCGGAGTTCCTCGAAGAGCGCGGGGTAATCGCGTTCGATGGCGGCCATCGCCTTGTCCATCGGGAGGGCTTTGTATTTTTCGTCGTCGTTGGCCAGGGTGAGAATCTTCTGCTGCGCGCTGCCGGAAGCGGTCGCGGCGGACTTGCGGTCGCTGCCGAGGGCGCTCGCGATCTTGAATTTGGCCGGGAGTTTCTCCAGCACGGTGAGGGCCTCGGGCAACTTGTCGTTGGCCAGGGCGAGCAGTTCCGTGACTTTCGCGGCGCGGCCGGCCACGTCGAGTTTGCCCTGGGTGATCGTGAGATCAACGCAGGCTTCGACGCGCGCCTGGCGTTCGGCCTTGAAAGCGGTTTGTTCATTGGCCAGCGCGGTGGCGGCCTGGTCCGCGCGGGTCTTTTCCTTGTCCCGATCGGCAGTGAGCGTGTTGACGGTTTGCGTCAAGTTGGTTTTGTCGTTGGCCAGCGCGGTGCTGGTCGTGGTGCGCGCGAGCCATTCTTTATTGAAGGCGTCGAACACGGATTGATCGGTGGAATCGTTTGCCAGGGCGATGCCCTGGGCCGCGAGCCACCCGATGAGGAGTTGTTTCATGGTGTCGTCTGTGGTTTTGGTTTTGTCGCTCGCGGCGGGTTGGTTCGCTCTGGCGTTCGCCAGGGAGTCCACGCCGGAAATGTTGGGGTGCGGGGTGAGGCCGATGCTGGCGAGCTTGAAGGGGCGCACTTCAATCGCGCCGTCCGCGCGGACCCCGCCGGTTTTGTTCAGCAGGAAAAGGCCGCTCGGATATTTGCAGCCGTCCTCTTCCACGGCTTTCTTGCCGTCCGGTACCAGCAGCGGTTGGAATTCCAACCCGCGCGCGGTTTTGCGGCACGCCTGATTCAACCCGAGGGGAATCAATCGCTCGTTGGCCAGCGTTACGGTTTCCGGCGCGTAAAGTTTGATGTCGGGATGGCCGTTGTAGATCGGGCGCTTGATGAAGGCGCGCTTGAGCCGGGTGAACACGCCGCCGTTTTCGTTGGCGAGCACGGCGTCCACGGCCGCTTCGTCGAACACCTGGACAAACGTTTCCTGCACGACGCGGCCGTCGCGCTGGATGGTGCGCGTCTTGCGGTGCTCACCGAACGGGGCGAGCAAGGCCCAGCCGTCGTTGTCGAGGGCGAGTTCGTTTTCCAGGGCGAGCACGTCGCCGAGTTCCTCGGCGGAGTTGGCGAGGGCGAGCACCGATGGCAGAGGGCAGAGGGCAGATGGCGGATGGGAAAATTTCATGCGGCGGTGGCCTTTCCCGCCAGCCCGGCGGCGAGGGCGGGGGCGGTGATTTGTTCGAGGGCGCGTTGCAACTTGGTCACGTCCGAGGCGAGCAGCCCGCTGAGCACGTCCGCGCGCGCGAGGAATTGTTGGAGCGCCGACAGCATTTGCTCGTCGTCTTTGATTTCGACGATGCGGTTTATCAACGCGCCGACAGGATCCGTTTTGTCCGCCAGGGCGGCGGCGAATTGGTCTTGCAGGTTGGCGGAGTTCGCGAGCGCCGGGCGGTTGAAATTGTTGGGAGCGGCCGGCGCGCCTTCCGCTTGGAGCGTGATGGGTAAACGCGCACCGCCTTGTTTCTTCCACTCGCGGATCACGTCTTTGGACATCGGCGGCAGACTCAACCGGTCGCGCATGTGAATTTCATCGGCCTCGCTCGGAGTGATGACGCCGGCCCGAATCGCGACGCCAGTGGCCTCGATTTCGGAACGCACATCGCTGCGCTTAGGCGGGCGGATGCAAATCCACGCCTTGGGGCGCGCGTTGAAAAGGTATTCAATGATCGGTTCATCGACGCGCGAGTTGAGCACGTCGGTCGCCCACTGGCCGCCGTCCTGCAGCACGATTTCCTTCTCGGATTCCTGCGGGTTCGCGCCGGCCACTTCGCCGCCACCGCCGGCGCTGCCGCCGCGCGATTGGGTGCTGAGATCGCCGCCGCGAAAGGCGCGGGCGTAAAGCCGGTCGCTGCGCTCGACGAGTTCCTGGAAGGGCAGGGTGCCGGTCCCGCCCTTGGCGGCTTCGATGAGTTTGATTTCCGCCGTGCGGTTCGTAGCGGTCACCCAGTCATTCGCAAAGGCGGAGAGCGCGGCGGTGAATTTGTTCCACTCGTCACTGCCTTCCTGTGCGTCGGTCAGGCCGTGAATGCCGGGGACGCCGAAGCGGTAACAGAAAAGCGCCCAGTAGGTGAGCGGCGACCATTTGCAGAGATAAGCCACGCTGCACTGGCGCATCATGCCGCGCCCGAGGGCGGGCAGCCATTCGCCGCGGGCGAGCGGCTCGCCATAGACCGCGAACTCCTGTTTGAGAAATCCCAGCCGGCCCTTGCGCGCTTCAAAGAACCAGACCGGCGCGTGGAGAAATTGCGCGGTGACTTCCTTTTTTCCGGCGCTGCTGATCTGCAAAATCATTTCGTGAACCGAATAGCGCATGGCGTGCGCGGTCATCATCTGGCGCAGCAGCAGATTCAGGCCGCCGGTTTCGTCGCCATCGAGGATGCTCGTCGCGCTCAGATGCGTGTAGAAATAGGTGAGGGCCGCGAAGTGGGCCTCGGCCTCGGCGGACTCCTCGGACTTCTCGATTTCCCAGGGGAGGCGGGCGATGTCGGCAAAGAGCTTGTCCGCCGGCACGGCCAGATCGCCATCGCGCTCCAGCATGATTTCCCAGGTGCGCGCGGCGGCGCGCAGTTCGCCGATGCGGAACTGGTTGAGCTGGGCGGAGAGCCGCTCCATCGTCAGTTCGGGGAACGGCGAGTAGCGCTGCTGGATGGCGCGCTCGATCCGGGCGGGGTCAATGATGGAGGCTTCAGTATTCAGCGGACCCTCCAAAAAAAAAGGCAATGGCCAGAAGGACGGAGGCCAGAAGGCGGAGGGCGGAGGTCCGATTTCTGACCTCTGACCTCTGACTTCTGACCTCTGCCTTGGGAAGGGTTTCAGTCACGGGAAACCTCCAAGGTGGAAAAACGGCTTCCGGGAGCGAGGCCGTCCTGGGTGCGGAGGCAAAATTCGCGGGGTTGCAGGGTTTTGCAGGGGGCTAGGGCGCGTCGGGGGGCGATTTCCGCCACTCCGGCACATAGGAGTCGCCGCGGGCGCTGTGGCGGCAAAGGGCTGAGGTCGGAGGTCGGAGGCCGGAGGGCGGATTTCAGCCCTCTGACTTCTGACTTCTGACCTCTGGCTTCTAGCGTTCACAGCGGCACGCCTTTCGTGCGGATGCCCGCGCCGCGGGAAGTGGAGATGGATTTCCAGGCGAAGGGGCCAGGGGAATTACCCGCCGCGCGCACCGCGAGGGCCAGTCCCCAGAAGTGATCGGCGTGGCCGGCTTCGTCGCGCACGGCGGCGATGCTCACCCGGCCGCCGGGGCTGGTGATCTTCTCGGGCTTCCGCAAATCATCCCGGGCGTCGGCATCGAGTTCGATGTGCAACTCGATGCTGCGTTCCTCGAAGGCGGCCAGTAAATCCGTGGCCATGATTTCCGTGACGCGCGCGGTCTGGGCCTTGCGGCCTTCCTGGCGGATGCGGTCGCTGGTGGGTTCGCTGGTGCCGAAGTTGACGCCGCGGACTTTGTAGTCGCCCCAGCGTTCCTGCGCGTATTCGCAGAGGCCGAGGCCGAGGCCGGTCATGTCCACGCAACCGCAGCGGAATTTCGGGAGGCCGCAAACGAGATCGAGTTGGGTCTGTTGCGCGGGCAGGCGCATCCCCTGCATCCGCAGCGCCGCGATGATGCGTTTGGTCTGCCCGAGCTTTTCCAGGACCGGCAGGAAGCTGAGGTCGCGGTTGCGGCCAACATCGAGGCCGAAATAAAGTTCGCCTTGGGCGCTCGAAAGGACGGCGAGGGACCGAAGGGACCAATGCTGGTCGTCAATGGGGATGCCGGGGCGCTCCGCCGATTGAATGAGTTCGTGCGTGAGGAGGCACATGTTCTCATCGGCAAACGCGCACTCGTAGTTCTGATCGTAGGCGCGCTTGTCTAACGCTTTCGTCCGAGCTTCGGCGGGTGTGATCGGCTGCCGGGTGTTGGGGTCATAGACTTTGACGCCCTGAAGCCAGGCCGCGGTGCGCGTGACGCGGCAGACTTTGAAACCGGCGAGTGACTGGAAGAACCGGCCATCATCGGGTCCGGCTCCGGCGGACATGCGATAGAACATGTTGTGCTTGCCGTTGCCGGTGCTGGCGATGCGACACAGAAAATCGGGGTTGCTGGAGAGGATGGGTTCCGCGGCTTCCCAAATCGCGTTCGAGTCTTCATGGAAGGCAAACTCGTCAAGAATAAGGTCGCCAGAAAAGCCGCGAGCCGTGCGCGCATTGGCGGCGAGGACCTTGATGCGCCCGGTCTTTCCCTTGACGGTAACGCGCACTTCGTAGCGCATGTTTTCATATTGGGCGTCGGGAGATCCGTCCATCTGTTCGCAGACGAGGCCGAGTTCGCGGGCGACTTCGCCGCACTTGGCGGCGAACTCCGCGCCATTGTCGCGCGAATTGGAGAGGACGGTGACGAGGCGGCCCGGACGGGTGAGCAACCGGTCCACGGCCCAGGCGGCGAGGGTGTAGCTCTTACCGATCTGGCGCGACCAGTGGAGCAACACGATGCCGCTCTCGCGATCGGTGAAGATCGGGAGTTGGAACGGGCGGAAATTTATTTTGGCGGCGCGCATGGGGTTTAACCGCAAAGAGCGCAAAGAGCGCAAAGAAATTTCCGCTCTGAGTTCTCTGCGTTCTTTGCGATTTTCATGGCTCAGGCCGGAGTCACGCCGAACAATTCGAGGCGGGCTTGTTCGAGCTTCTGATCTTCCGTCAGTTTGGAGTTGGCCGAGATGGCTTTGAGTTGCGGGAGCTTGGCCAGCGCCGCGCGGGTGGCGTCGAACTCGAATTTGTTTTTGTCCAAGGCCAGCTGATCGCGCTTGAGCGAGGTCTGCTGAATCATCAGCCACTGCTTGGGGTCCTGTTGCTCCAGGGCCAGCGCGGTGAAGAAGCTCTGGCCCACCGATTGAATCTGCGCGGCGGTCCAGTCCGGGCGCGAGACTTGCAGTTTCTCCAGGAGCGTTCCGACCGTGGATTCGTTGCGGCGCAATTGCCGTTGCAGCGAATGCCAGGAGAGCCATTCCGACAACGAGGCTTCGGAGGTGGTCAAGGAATCCAGCGCGAGCCAGGCGCGGGTGTCCTTGAGCGAATGATCGCGCGCGTAGTCCGCGATCTGCGCCTGGCGTTCGGGCGGGAGCGTCTTGAGCACGGAGTCGGCCCGGGGTTTTTTGGTGGCGCTCATTCATCGGGGGAGATCAAGCCGAAACTCATAAACTCAGAAAGGAAAGCCCGTTCACCGTCGCGATTTTTGAGTTTTTGAGTTTAGGCTTCATGGGTTTCATTCGGCGATTTGCGCCAGGTGATCGCGGCCCTCGGCGGTGATGCGCCAGGCGCGGTTCTCCGGGCTGATTTGTTTTTGCACCGGCGCGACCAGCTTTTTGTCCGCGAGGTATTCGAGTTCGGCCACGATGTCTTCGCGGTTGGCGGCGCGCTGGCCTTCGTTGCGGGCCATCTGTAAAAGCAGCGCGGCGTTGAAACCCCAACGCGTGGGGTTCTCCGCGAGGAAACGGAGCAAACTCAAACGCAGGTGTTCGCGGTCGGCCGGGTTCATTTATTTCAACCTCCCCGTATTGCGCAGAATGGCGAGGATGCGGTCGGGGGCGTTTTGCACGTCGCGGGCGAGATCGCCGAGTTTCTCTTCGAGGTTTTCGCGCGTCTCCTCAATTTTCTTGTAGAGGCCGGCGCTGCGTTGGGAGGCGTGAATCTGGTTGTCGTGCCGGTCCCGTTTCAACTCCTCCTGCAGGGCAACGAAGCTGCGTTTGGTTTCGCCGATGTGTTCTTCGAGGATTTCCTTTTCGGCAAAGCGGTCGCTGGCGGCTTGCAGCACTTCCGCGGGCGAGGGTTTGTCTTTCAGATCGCGGATGAAGCCCATGCCCTGCCGGATGCCGATGATGATCGCGACCAGGATGACGCAGCCCCAGCCGATGCTGGCATAGGCGTGCGGGTCCGGGAGTTGGGCTTGGGCGAACATCACGGGATTGCGGATTGCGGATTGCGGATTGCGGATTGCAGCGGCGGCGGCGGCGGCGCGGGCGGCAGGTTGTCCGCCTTCAATATCCGCGCCTTGGGGCGTATGGCGGAATTGGGAATGGTCACTTCCGCGTCCTGTTCAAATTTCTTGCGGCAATCGGGACATTTGAAGCCGAGGGTCACTTCGCGGACGATGCCGCCGTGAATCGCGCGTCCGCCGTTGCCGCGCACGGTCAGGGGCCGGAGTTGGTTCGTGTGCCCGGAAAGGCAGATGGCTTCAAAGGCGGTCTTGAGGAGCGGTTCCGGCGGCGGCTGGCCGGCCTGGGCGCGGGCGCTGCCGAGCAGTAAACTGCCGACGGCGATGGCGAGCGCGACGATCACGCTCCGCCGCGCTGCGCGGCCCGCCGTAGCCGGCAATGAATTGGCGGATGATCCGGACCGTCTCGCGATCGGCGTGGATGGCTTGCGTGTCGTGGGTTTGTCGTTCATAGCTTTTCAGTTCCCGGCCCAATGATTTTACCCTCCCTGACGGACTCAACCTGCCACCGAGCGGTAGAACACGGGCAGTTTGCCTTCATCGAGCGCGGTGATCGGGCCTTTGCAACTCATCTCCGCGCCGGGGGCTTTGATGGTGTCAATGTTCACCGGCGCATCGAAGGCGGGCAGGCCCAGCACGCGCACGGGCACGATTACGATTTCGCCGGGCGCGAAGACCGGCGTGCGCTTGACGAGGGGTCCCTGCGTTGGATCGGTGATGAGGGTTTCCACGTCGCTATAATCTTCGGCGACGCCCGTGGAGGTTTCGAGCCGTTCGGGACTGGGGCGGCCGGCGGCGTCAAACCAGCGGCGGGCGGTCGGGGCGATAATGGGTCCGCGAGTTAACATAAGGTTCCTTTGGGTGTTTTAGTTTGGGTCAGGCGTCAGGGCGGCGTTTGCAGCAGGCCGAGATCAATGCCGGCCCGGAGCGCCCCGGCGATGGGTTTGAGTTGCTGCAAATTGTCGAGCGCGAGTTCGCCCGCGTAGTCCTGCAAGAGGATCGTGGCGGTGGTGATGGCCAGGCGCGCGTTGGGGGATTTCAATTCCTTGATCGGGAGTTGCTGCACGATGGCGAGCAGGGTCACGAAGTCAACGGTGTCGGCGGTTTCGAGGACGTGGAGTTGATCGCGGGCGGTGACGAAGCCGGCCCGCCATTCGGGATGCTCGGCCAGGGCGGTGGCGGTGCCGAGATACGCAGCAACCTTGCAACTGGATTCGATGCGGTGCTGGGTCGTGGCGGGCGTGGTCGAACAGCCGGAGAAATTCAACGCAAAGGCGCAAAGGAGCAAAGACGCGAAGCAGGGAAGACGGGAGGACATGCAACTGCTCAAGACCGGAGGTCGGAGGTCGGAGGCCGGAGGGGTTGGATTGGTGGAATATCCATTGACCCAATACCCCACTGATCCGGGGCGAGGGGAAAAGGCGGAGGGTGACGGCGAGCGCAATGAACGACCCACCGGAGGAAACGGTTGGAGGTTACTTCTCACCGGCCCTCCGGAAATTATTCGCGTGTCATTCATTGCACGCGCATTGTTCCACGGGGAACCCAAAAGCGTCTAAGGTTGAGGCGGAGACGACGGGAGAGACGGGTTACACGGACGGTGCGGATGCCACGGAGCCGCGACCGTGAGGGAGCGGTCAGTCGAGGGAATTTTGTTCGGCGCGGATGAACTCGATGACCTGGGGAAAAAACAGGTAGCCGGCGAAGCCGCGGCGGCGCATGTAGCGGCGCGGAATTTCCCGGCCGGTGGGCAGGCCCTCATGCCACCAGCGCAACACGGAATCTTCATCCACGCCAAACTCGGCGGCGACTTCCTTGGCCGAGAGCAATTTCTCGAAGGGCAGCGCGGGCAGTTCGGTTTGCTGCGGGGCGGGCATCAGGCGGTGGAAAATTCCAGCGGGCTGCGCACGGCCAGCGCCTCGGCGTGCAAATAGCCCATCGTCGTTTCCAGTTGCGAATGCCCCATCGCCTGTTGAATCGCGCGCGGATTCTGGCCGGCATTCAGGCAGTGCGTCGCGTAAGCGTGCCTCAGATGATACGGGGTGATGTCCAGGCCCATCGGCCGGGCGGCGGCGCGGACGCAGCGCTGGACGTTGGCTTCGTGACAGCGCCAGCGGACCCTCGCGCCCGTGCGCGGGTGCGCGCAGGGTTGGTGCGCCGGAAACAGCCATGCCCATTTCGGCGAGAATTGCCAGTGGGGATATTTGCTGGCGAGCAATCCCGGCAGCGCCACTGGCAACCGCGCGAGGCGGTCACGCTCGCCGAGGGATTTGCCGAACTCCATTTGCGCGGCCAGTTCGCCGGTGAGCGAACAGGGAATGGAAACGAAGCGGTCTTTGCCGCCTTTGGCGCCGCGCAGAATCAGCTTCGATTCCGAAAGCAAAACATCTTTCAGGCGCAGGTTCAAAGGCTCAGTCACGCGCAGGCCGCATCCATAAATCAACTTCACGATCAACCGCGTGGGGTAGCCGCCGACATCTTCGAGCGCGGCGAGCAACTGCCGGACCTCGCCGAGCTCCGGGGCATAGCGGAGATGGACCGGTTTTTTGGCGCGCAGCGAATCCACTTTGCCGACTTCCACTTTCAGCACTTCACGGTAGAAGAAAATCAGCGCATTGAAGGCTTGGTTTTGCGTGGAGGCGGAAACGTCTTGCCGGGCCAATTGCGTCAAGAAGGCCTCCATTTTTTCCGCGGGCGATCCGCTGGGGCAGCGTTCCGAGACAAAGCGCGCGAACCGTGGAAGCCAGGCGCAGTAGCTCTGCTCGGTGGAAACTGCGAAGTGTCTCCGCCGGATTACGGCTCGGAGTTTTTCGATGGCTTCTTGGGTTTTCATATACGAACAGGAGTTGCCTATAGATGGTTCGGGCGTCATAGCAACGCGCCATCTAGTTCGTGCGCGATACGGTCGCACGCGGTTTTGTAGTGTGCGGCATCCCGTTCGATGCCGATGAAATTCATGCCGAGGCGAATGCAGGCTATCGCGGTGCTTCCGCTGCCCATGTATGGGTCGAGGACGGTTGCGCCTTTCGGGACGCCGAGTTGTTCCAGCGTCCACGCCATCACGCGCACCGGCTTTTGCGTCGGGTGTCCTACGCGCTCGGCGTTGGTCGCCGCGATGCTCCATTTGATTGAGCGGGCGTTCATGTCCTGATTCGTCCAGCACAGTTCCATGTCAGCCGCACTCGGCACGCGGTCAGGTTTCCACCACGAGAGCCAGCCCCGCGACGGCGGCAGCACGAAGTAGTTGCCTCCCCAGATTGCCACGAGCGGCGCGAGTTCGAGCAGCGGGGAGATTTCAGCGGCGGCTTTGTCCCAGTAGAGTTGCGCCTTCTTTCCCCATTTTCCGCCGCAGGCGTAGATGCCATACGGCGGGTCGGTCACTACGGCGTCAGCCGTGATTGGCAGCACGTCCAGACAGTCGGCATGATGCAGGACGCACCACGAATGACGCCCAACCATGCGCTGCTGCCAATGACTGCCGCGTTGGGCGTCATTGGCGAGAGCGGGCGTTGTGGGCGCGGCATTCATGGCAGAGCTAATCGTTCGGGCGCTTAGTCACTCCGCGCCCGAACATCGTCAGGCTTTCGACGAGTCCGGGATTGTTGCCGCTGCCACGTCGTCGGCGTGCAGCACTTCCTTGAGGTCTGGCATCGGGTCGTTCGCCGTAGTGACAGCGATTTTGCCGTTGCAGTCGTTGTTGCCTGCGGTTGCATCGTAGAGGATGCCCGCTACAGGTGAACAAGGCGTCGCAGCGAATGAGCTTTCCGCCAGTGCCGCCGATATTCTCTCGCAGATCGGACACCCTCGCCGCCTGCGGACGTGGTTTGGACATTTATCGCTCATCGCTGGACTTCACGTTGGGCCGCTCGCGTTTCTCTTCGGTCGTGGTGTATTTGCGTGCTCCCCATTGACGCATTGCTCTTGCTCGACGAGCCGCCCCCACCGACTTCCACGCCGTCTCACTTAGATTGCACCAGTGCGATCCGTATTGGCTGATGTCTTCGGAGGCGATTCGTCCGAAGCTCACGAAGCCCTCCTCATTCCAGCGTTTCGCGATCTCCATGTCTTCCGCGTTCATGTGAGTCGTCACTATTTTGCCGCCCTTATCGACGGCGCATGTCTCCAGAAACAGCAGTAGCGACACCTCAACTTTCGAGGCGCGGCCCAACCAGTCAGTGTAGTCCAACGGCTCTGCCGTTGACGGTTTTTGTGTTTTCATAGGTTTTTGGCGGCAGAGCCGTGGCTCACTTCCGCGTTGGATCGCCGGACGGACGCCCTTGGTTTGCGTTTGGCTTTTGCCCATCGAGCGGCGAGCGCGGCCTTCGCGCTGGCGCTCGTAAAGCTGCTCGTGCGGGCTTTGGCAGCGCCAGTCCCGGCTTGACCACCTAGTTTTCCGAGTGCGACTGCGGCACGATTTTTCATAGGCCGGTGTTGTCGCCCGTGATCGCCGCCTCGAAGATGCGCCAGGTTTTGTTCGTGAGCATGTGCGCCGTCTTTGCCGCTTCTTTCTTTGTCAGTGTTTTCATTCGCGTTTTTTGTCTCGGGTTACTGGCCCTCAACTGCAAACAGACTACGGCAAGCGGTTGCCGTAGTCAATAGCGAAATCACATTTATTTTTAGGAGGGCGGAAGCCTTGATTTTATTGAGGTTTTGAACAGGACGCTCCAACCCAGCACTGGAGCGAATGCCCACCGCGTTGACGGTTTTCGCAAAGTCGGGCATCGCGGGCGCGGTGGTCATACGCTCAGTTTGGCGTTCAGAGTCATAGTCCCACGCGGTTAGCTCATCTCCATCAGCCATTGAAGAATGAGACGCTTCGGCCATTTGCCGGGGCGCGTCGTGATTACGTGGTCGCTGCAAATGCGGAAGTCCTCCTTGGCCGAGACCGGCGAGACTTTCTTTTTCTTGTCCCGTATCCAGGTGCGTTGTTCGGCCAGCGTGCGGATGCGACCGCGGCTGATTGCCTGCTGCGCTTGCGCGGATGAGAGTTCGTTGATGGGGATATTCCGCGAGGTCGTTTCGTCATCGTCCATTATTTCGAGGCCGGATTCCAAGGCGCGCGACTGTTCCGAGAGCGGGACAGTGAGCAGTTTTTCCGCGCCCGGAGTTGTCGAGAAGACAAGCTGCGGGTGGATTTGGCCGCGCCCGAGCCTTTCGAGCCGCCGGATGAGTTCACGATTGACGCCGACTTCTTCGAGTTCATCGGCCAGTTCGGGCTTCGCGTCGAGCGCGAGCACCAAGTCGTGCGCGATTCCGAGCAGGTCGTTGCTGACGTTTTTGATGCGTTGCGCCAAGTCGGCAGCCGAAGATATTTTAGCCAAGTTTTGATTTGAGTTCATACAGTTGCGCCTCCATTCGGAAGGCTTTGCGTTGTCGTTTTTCTTTCTGTTGTCGTTTGGTCGTTACTTGCGATTGTTCCCACCCGTTGAGTTTCCACATCACCCTCACCATGCTCCAGTCCACCACGACCTTGAACTTCTGCGAGCTTGGCTCACTGGGCTTCGTGCGGCTTTTTGCGATCCATTGGAGATGCTCCAGTTTGATTATTTGGTGCGGTTTCAGGCGGAGAGTTTCGCGATGGAGGTCGCACACACTACGGAATCCGTAGTCTTTGAATCGAGAGAAGAGCGGCTTCGCCTCTCCCGGAAGAAAGACGGCGACGTAGCAGCGCCATCGGTCTTTTTGTTTGCAGCCGCGCACATCGCAGTGAGACCTTTCGTAATCCGATGACTCTGAACAATTCGATGGAGCAGCCACGCCGGTGCACATTGCGGATTTGCGCGCACATGATGACGCAGCCAGGCACGTCAGATTCCATGCGTTCGAGTTTCTTGAGCAGGCGGTTCGTGTCGGCCCGGTCGAGCAGCATTCCAGTTTTGAGGTTTGCCGCGAGTCTTTTGGTCGGCGGT